GACCACCTTCCCCTGAGTGGAGAATATTTAAACGTTTTTGATTCGTAATTTACCAACATTGTATATGTCGATGAATCGTTTATATTCTCACCGTTTCCATCCACTACAACAGGAGCTAACTCGCAATTAATTACCACTTCCGTCACCTCAGAAGGAGTAGGCTCAAGAGTTACAGTTAATGGAGCTGTGCACGTTATAGTCTCTGGGCCTGAAGTTGTGTAATCTGTAGAAATAACTCTTTCATTTAATGCCGCTTGCAGCGCTTCAATATCCACTTCATTAACTGACACACGTGTGTCAAGAGCTGCTATGTCTGCATCATTTGATGCTATGTTCGCTGCATTTGCTGATATGTTTGTGTTGGCGGCTTCTATATTATCTACGCTTTGCTGAATAGTGTCTGTGCCTGCTCCTGTCCTGTTCCAAATCTGGTTACACCACCTTGATAGGTAAGTAAAAAACCCTTGAGTCTCTGGGTCATTTAATAACTTTGCAGGAATAGGGTGTAAAAACGGGTCTACTTTAATGCTCATTACCACCCCGCTGGCTTAACTTTGATTGAAGCACCATGAATGCCAGTAAAAAACTGGTCTGATATTCTTACTCTCAACACAATGTCATAAAAGGTAGCGCAGTTATACCATTCAACTCGACGGATTGTTTCTCCATCTCTACCCGTTTTAATCCAGTCTTCAGACGTGAACGATCGGCCATTGTCATAAGATGCTGAAACCATAATCTCAGGGTTTGGGTTTGTCGCTGTCGCTTCACCAGTTTCCATGAAAAATTCTGCTTTATTCATGAATAACCTAGTGCCAGGTATCCCCAACTGAATCCCGTTTATCGGTGCTGAATCTCTTTGTCTTATTATCGTGTCGCCGTTTGAATTGAAAGTGTTAAAATCCCATTCATAAATATTCGAATCAGCATTAGAGCCTATTAGGTGCCTGCCGTAGCAATAGGCGTAAGTCTCGATCATGTGTCTGAAGAAATCAGGACTCACACCCGTTGAGAGTCTTATCCACTCACCAGTTTCTTGACAATATGCGAGAGTTTTATTAGATGATGGAAGCTGGATTATATAAAACCTGTACCCATCAAGATTAACACAATAACCAACGGCATTTACTGTGCTCGATTCTCTTAGTTCCTTGCAGATTGATTCATCAGCTATTGGTTGCCACTGGTAAGCGTTCGTTCGATATACGTTATCGTCTGAAGCAAGCATGTATAAATATGAGTCATTTGAGGATAAAACATAAGGGGATGCCGCGCCTATGCTTGCCGTTCCTTGGTCAATTTTGGTAAATGGTGGATTGCCCACACCTGAGTTGTACCAAACCTCAACACTTTTACTACCCGCCAGGTATAATCGTTCATTAAATGAATAGACTTGTCTTAAATCGTCTCCTATGCTTTCCGCGCTTCCAACGTTTAACGCACTAACCGAACCATAATCGCCAGCGTTAGAAATGAATATCTTATTACTTGTGCCCTGATAAACTACTTGCTGATTAATATAAGCGAGAGTAGCAGCATGCTCTAAATCTGGGTCATTGACTACTGATAAGACTGAACCGTTGTAAATATATGTTGCTCCGGCTCTTATGACAATAGAGTCACCAGTACTGACCATGACACACCGGCCTGAGCCATAAATTCCAGTCCCTACAGACGTTCTAACGCCTATCTCTGATATTTCATAAAGAGTTGAACCAAACACTCCGTATAGGGTTTCATTGTGGTTTATTAGCCCCCTGCAAACCCCTGAGCCTGTAGAAAATAGCTTCTCTCCTGGCCATGGCATCAACATTTCTGAGGTTCTGCCGCTTGACTGGACTGAGGCATACATATTAACGGAGCTTTGACTACTCCAAGCCCTTGAACGGCTTCTTTTGTATCCCCCAACAAAGTCAACAGGTATTGTTTTTAACATAGTAGGTCGCGCTTATGGTGTTGGTGATTCTGTTCTCATTACAGGAGCTGGCCCGTATCTGCCGGAAAGGTCTTGAGCATTCGCTTCATCAATCAATCTGCTAAGCTTGGCCTCTTCTTTTTCAGCCTCTTCTGTGTTTTCTTCCCAATCCCTCACTTCAACCTTGCAAGCTGAAAGATAAATATGTGGATAATTTGTTAAAACGTTGTTAGTAGTGTTACTTGTTGAGAGTGGGCTGAGCTTGGCCCAGTAGGACATTTCTATTGTGTATGTGTCTGCAGGTACTCGATCAAATTCTAACTGTGACGTGACTGTGAAATACCTTGGTATTCCTGCAGTGTCTATCAGCCTCATGCTTTCCGGCGTCAAGTAACCGAGCTCATGGTATCGATTGCCTTGAATTAGGGTTAAGCGCCTCATTTCTTGGAATCTATCAGGTAGCTCAAGAAACCTGTCAGAAGTAGAGGCACTTGCTGTTGCCCTTAAATTGTTTGAGGTCACCCGAAGATATGAATTTATCCTGTTTTCAGCTAACGACACAATATCGTCAATAACATCGGATAAATCAGTTCTATGGGTGAACCTTTCAACGGCTTGCTTAAGATTTTCAAAAGTATCTAAAGCCATTATTTCCCTTTCCTATATGACTCTAGCTTTTCAGGCTCAAGGCACGTCATCCACTTGTCACTGAATAGCCGTGGGTGTTTTATTACAAATTCTTGGCCGTTATAAAGCCGTCGATTATCGTAAACACCAAACTTTAAACCGTCCCTGTCTAATTTAACCTTAACTTTTAGTGGCCCTTCGTATTTCTTCGGCTTTGGGCCTCTTTTTTTAACCTCTTTTTTTTCTTCCAACTTAATAGACTCAGTAACCTCTGATTCTGCTAAGTTTTCCATCTCAGTAACCTCTGATTCTGCTAAGTTTTCCATCTCAGTAACCTCTGATTCTGCTAAGTTTTCCATAATTCACCTTTAAAATGGCCCCCGAAGGGGCCAAACATATTAAGTAATAGTATAACCGTTGGCATACTCAATAAGGTTACTGTCGATCATGCTCATAGGCATTAGAGCAGCAGTTACCGTGATTGTAGGAGTAGTACCAGCTAAGGTATATTCCACACCAAAATAACGCTCGTCTTCTGCCGCTTGAGTTGGCGGAATAGGAATATAAAACCTAAACCCAGCAACCAAAAGGTCAGCATCTTGAGCAGGTGCGCCAGGTGTTCCAGATTCGAAAACCCTTCGACCAATTAAATTCTCGCCTGCAGTTAAAGCAGCGTTTGAGGCATACTTAACTTCAAAAGTATAATCCTCGTCACCTGTGGTCTGATCTGCAGCTACATCCACAACAAATAGAACCGCTAAAGGCTCGCCATTGCCGATTGATCTCGCTTGGCTCAGATCGATTACATTGTCACTGATCGCTGTGGCTGTTAAAGCCTGTGCATCAGAAAATAGGTTTTGTGCGTCTAAAATCATGACTCACCCCCTTATGTGATTTGAGATTCAGTGATAGTCAAGGCATCACAAAGACGCACAGGAATACCAAGGAACTTCGTTGTGTGGATGGTTTGACCGAATTGGTTCAGTCCTTCCTCAATCTTCAAGCAATCTACAGCTTTCTCTGCTGCTGCTACTCGAAGCAAGGAGAGAATTGAACGGTTTGCATAGAATGCGGGTTTAATACCTGACAATCTTGGCATACGGTCAATCGCTCGGCTCATCAGCTTAGTGATAAACGTTGCTGCTGTGGTTGCTTGTGTTGTTGCCAAACCTGCCAGGTCGGAAATATCAATATTCGCAATCCGACAAGCATAGCGCCAATCCTTAACAACCAGGCCAGCTTTCCACTGCCAATGATCTTGGTAGGCTCTCATTCGAGAACCAGCAACACCAGCGGTTGTCTCAACAGTCACAAGCCCTAGGTCTTCGTGCATGATTCCAGCCTTGGAACCCTTGGGGAAAACACCGAAACACTCGTTTCCGCCCCAGCCGACAAGCCACACACTTGAATTATCAGAGCCGGAACCACCAGCGCTGATAATGTTCTCACCGTTAGCAGCGCTTAAATCAGAGTATCTTGGGGCTAGCCCGACAAACTCTTCTGGTGCTGCTGCTGTGCCGTAAAACAGAGTAGAAGCCATTTCCTGATTCATTGCTTCCAGAAACGCTGATGCTTCACTCAATCGAAATGCGCCAACATTTCCATTAAGTTCAGCAAGGTCTTTATCTACCTCTGACCAAGCTTCTAGCATGCCGCACTGATCATCAACTTGAGCTGTGGTGCTCTTGGATGGAGTTACACCCTGGTTTATTAGCCTCCAATAAACAGAAGGTAGGCCAGTTCTGATTGTTGACCTATGGCCTGTGGGTAAATTACCCTCGGCCCACATCATATCGGTCAAAACCTCGTTTGTTTGTGATAAAAGTTCTGCTACTTTGTCTGTCTTACCGTTAGGGTCGAGCCGTTTAGCCCAATCCATCAGAGTAAGAACAGACGTTCCTAGAGTCGCCATATCTTACACCTCGTTAGCCGCCGCCGTAGAATATTTCTTCTAGGCTTTTTTCTTTTCCCCCGCTCGCTGTCGATTTTGACTTAACGTGCAGGGCCGGTTTTTGTTTTACTGGAAGGGGTTTTGATTTTGCCTTGTTATACAAATAAGCATCGCGAAAGGTAGAAATCAAACCGGCATCATAAACATTGGCTATTTGCTCTTTAGTGTAGCCTTTGTCTA